CCACCAGTTGCTAATGAGGCAACGATAAGGAGGCTTTCGCCCAGCCTTCTCTTAAGAGAAGGCAACCCAACCTACTTTATAGCCTGTCACAGAATCACGGGGGATCACTCCTCCGGAATTCTGTTTAATTACGGTACCAATCGATCGAAAAGATCGGAGTTGAGTACCGGAAGGCACGCCATAAGTAGCGGACGCGAGAGTTACATCAGGTCTAAAATGCTTCCAAGAAACCTTTCGGAACTTGGCAGGACGGTAGACCTTGACGTACCTTATCCCATGACGACGACGTGTAAGCCATCGATCGCTGTCATCGTGTATAACGAGATCACCGAGTTCTTCGGGGCCTCGCAAGGAGCGTATGCTCGACGGCAAGCCGTCAAGCAGACACAACCAAGCACGATTGACAAAGAACCGTCGAACGAAACTGTTTCCACAGGCTCGTCTAAGTCCATTGGCAAAAGCGATGAGCTGCTGCGGCTCGTTAGGTGAATCTTTCAAGAAGAAAGGGCGAACCCCAACTCCTTTAAAGAAATCACCACCGCAGCTTTCGCGGAAATTACCGTCAGTAAAAGATTTACGTTTATTGACAGTAAGCCCGCAAAAGCTCAACATGGAGATAACATCCTTGGAGAAGACCGTCGGAAGGATAATATCGTCACCAAAGACGAAAAGATCTTTCCCGATGGATTCGCGGCCTGTGATAGCAGCGATGAGACTCAAAAAGATCAGAGTCTCCAACTCAAAGGTGAAACCATTCCCCATCGAGGAGAATTTTTCAAGGAGAAGAAACTTCCCCTTGAAAAGAGTCTTTTTACTCCGTAAGGAGTCTAAACACTCATACCAAGATGGAGGAAGCAAGATTTTTACCAAATTCTTGCAAATGGTATCGCTCGCATTTGAAAGATCCAATGTGGCAAGATAGCCTTCGGTAGAGGCCTCACAAGCTAGACGCCTATGAATATCTTGACCGGCGGAAAGGTTGATACCAATCCGTCCCAATCTGTGTCTTATCACCCCGCCATAAGCGAGTTGATAAAACTGGTTTATACTGGGCTCAACGGCGATGCCGCGGAACTTAGTACAATCCTTAGGAACAGTCGTAAACCGATTGCCCTGAACAGAAACGGGAATCTTTCCTGATGACGCTGAGGCTTTAGCCCACAGCGTGCCAGTCCAAGGGAAAAGGAATGGCCAAGCATCAGGGGTAAATGTGGGTCCGGAAGACATTTTATCGGGGACTGTACATAACAACCCCCTATCGGCAAAAGTCGCACCTGGGCCAAACTTACCAGACACAAGATCTGGACAGGGACCCAGTATTTCCGAAACTATTTTCCTTGCACGGGCAAAAAACTCATGCAAGCCCTCCGGGTAAGAGTCACTATAAGTGAGCTCAGTCAGAGAGTAGAGACGGCGGTTAGTGCGCAGACACTCCCTTTCACAAGCAAGAAAGCTCTCTTCAGCTACGGCCTTTCGGTCAATAGAAGTAGGGAGACTATCAAGCTTACGTAAAAGATCCGTGGCCATGGCATCACGCCAGTAGGCTTCCGGATCTAGGTAAGTGTTTGGATTAATTGCCAACGTGGCCAATTGATCCCACTCCGCATTCTTGTACATGATAAAACATGCAAGCGATCGGGGTGTGCCGAGATCCTCGTAAAGACGGAGGATCGCTTTCTCTGCAGCGTGCGGAAGAAAGTCAGCCATTTCAGGCCTTTCAAAGAGAAGAGGCGAAGGAAAGGTGAACGATTACGTCGGTGCGTATCCGTTCTGGAGCGTCGGCAGAACCGTCGCGTTGTTCAGCAAGTGCGCAAGTTGCGCACCGGCTTCCAACGCGTCGGCAGCAGTGATGTCCAGAGGGATCAGCATCGACACAGTCGCCACGACCTTCGACCGAACCTTCGAAAGAGAGGAGGCAGAATCGGTGTAGACGGAGGGATACACGTAGGTGATATCCACACGTCGACCGGTATTGTCTCCATTGTTCCGCGACTGGATCTGGAGCGAGGGTTGTTGACCCCCGGTACCCGGAGCAGTGGTGGAACGCCAGACGGCAGGACTCTTATCCCCGCCAGAGGCAGCAAGGAGGGAGTACACGATGTCCGTGGTACCGTCATTCTTTTTGACGGTCAGGTTTGCAGCGGCAGTCATAAGACTCCAAAGTAAACCGGCTCCGGTAAAGAAACCAAAGCCTTTGGGTTAAAGCTGAAATTACAGCTTTTGCAACAACAGCGAAATTGCTGTTGCTGCTCTCGTCGGGCTAAAGCCTTTAAAAGGTTTCACCTGAAGAGATGGACCGGTAATAGATGGTTGTCTCTCGATATAAACAGACTTACCAGCACTAGAATGAAAGTACTCGTAAGGATGATACGTCGAAGAGTCCATCAATTCCTCGGTCCCCACCTGCGAGGTAGTCGTATACGAACTGTAGAGATCGCATCCGACAAAGGTATCTAGTGAGCTAATTACTTGGCCAACATTAGAAAACCAGTCCACTACAAAAGAGTAGGGGACAGCCTCCCAGGCGACAGCAAGAGGATTCGCAACCCCAAGCTGATTAGCAAGAAATGCGTTAGGATTTGTGACACGATAAGTTGCACAAGAGTGACAACTAATAGTGGCATCGACGTGCTGGTAGGACCGACCATAATCACTAGAGTTTTCAACTCTAAGCTGATAATGACTCTGCCCGCCGCCACGCACCTTACGGATACCAAAATCAGGCTTCGTAAGGGTCTTAACAGCACTTCCGATGTCTTGAACCATAGGGACCCACCCAAAGTGGAGCTCAAGCCATTTGTTTGCAAATGGCTGAGCTTTATTGACGGCACGGGCGACTCTAGAAGAGCCACCCTTGACGCCACTAAGGCCCAATGCTTTCACGACACCGGCTACATCTCCCTTGCGGGTAGCCTTAACGGCTCCGAGTAGCGATGTAGCAGCCCCGGTAACCATGCCTAGGCTCTGATGAGCTTCTAGAACATTGTTACCCCAGGTAGACTTGTCACCAATCGCGTTAGTGATCTGATCATAAGCCTTGTTTACACATTGGCTTTTATCAAAACCATTACCGAGGTTGGGAGCAGGTCCAAGGTTTCCTGGAGGACCGGGGTCGTAGCCGACCCAGGAAGTATTCGTCCCGTTACGATAAGTAAAGGGAAGATTCGCTTTATAGGGAGGTCTTTGGACCTCCCAAGCGCGAAACATAGAATATCCTGGAACGTCTACACTAACTACTCTCGTCATGGTATCCCCTTGTTGAAACAGTATTGATCGTTTTTTTCGATCGTCCCCATTTCAACAGGAAAGAGAGGACACGCTATCGGTTGCTAACCGATCACGACGCTAGGGTCATATGTGCACGACGTGACACATACTAGCTAGTGAAACTTTCTGTCAGGGTTGCAAGTCCCTGGCAATCTTCTCGTCACGAGTCGTAGCGTCCCACGAAGTCGGGGGATAATTGAAGGGATTGTTCGGGCTCATGCCCTTAGAGAACAAATCCAAATTATCCAACGGTTTCGCAGGAGCGACGACGACTTCAGCAGGCTTGACACCGGTATGGTGGAAGATATCCGCCACGGCCAGAGTAAGAGTCTGAAGAAGCTGGAGAACGTCATGACCCTTCGAGGCAAACTCGACGATGTCATCCAAGGTTGTGTAAGCCTTGGAGACAGCGTCTTGAAGGCCAGGAAGGAAAGACATGATATAACTCCAGAATGTCGAAAAGAAACCTATAAGCAATAGGTTGAAAGTAGAAGGTACCCCTAAGG